CGATGGCCGCAAGTTGATTGATATTTATGGGCGATTAGGATTACATCTTCAACCTGCCGTTAATGCCGTCGAAGCGGGATTGACCGAAACATGGAATTTGCTCGTGTCTGGAAGACTTGTGGTACAAGAGCATTTATCTAACTGGCGCAGTGAATTTCGGAAGTATCATCGAGACGAGCAAGGTAAGATTGTGAAAGTCTCGGATCACTTGATGGATGCCACTCGATATCTCATCATTTCAGGACGTGAACATATGAAAACGCCACCCCGTCCGGTTTCGTCATCTGCGCCAGTGCAGGACTCGTCATCGGGATGGATGGCGAATTAGCTTATGGAGAGAACGCGCACACCCGATATTCAAAAAGCCCTTGACCGATTCAAGCTTGGTGTCGATGCCGATATCGATCAGCGAAAACGGGAAGTGGACGCATTACGGTTTCAGGTGCCGGAACTGTCCTGGCCGAATGATGTACGAGAGCAGCGAAAGCCTCAGTTGGTCGGAGGAGTGGCGATCCCTCAGCGGCCTATGCTTTCGATTCCCACCCTCGATCATCCTATCCAGCTAACTATCAATGCAGAAAAAGCGGCCCATTTAGGCATTGGGATTCATCCACTTTCTGATAATGCCGATGATGACACTGCCGAGGTCTTGCAGGGATTGTATCGTCGGATTGAGGTCGAAAGCCGTGCTGGACTAGCGCGAAGTTGGGCATTCGAGCGAGCCGTCAAGGCGGGACGGGGCTTTTATCGCGTCATTACAGAGCGGGATCCCGAGAGTGACAATGCCTTCGATCAGCGCATTGTCATTAAACGCATCTTGCAACAGGCCAGCGTGGTCTTGGATCCGTTCGCGCAGGAACCCGATTTCTCCGATGGGACATGGGCGTTTATTACGAACGATATGCCGTGGGATACCTATAAACGTCGGTATCCCAAGAGCAGCATGGCCGCGTTTAGTGAAGATGAACTCTCGGCCTTAGGCGTCGAGACACAAAGTTGGATATCTGGTGACGAAGGGGCAGGACGGGCTGTCCGCGTTGCTGAGTATTATCGTCTTGAGACACGCACCCGACGACGAGTCCTCCTCGATGATGGCTCTGATAGTTACGATGACGAAATCCCCGAAGCACGAAGTATTCGTGATGGGGATGACGCACGGACGATTGATGAAGAGATTCCAATCCTATATTGGTCGGTAATGAACGCTATCGAGGAACTTGAGCCAGCGCAGACGCAAGATGGCCGATATATCCCGATTATTCCCGTCGTTGGACGAGAACTCATCCCATTTGAGAGTGAGCGTCGATGGGTTGGGATGATCGAGCCAAACAAAGATGCCGTGCGGTTGTTGAATTACAGCGCCAGTAGCGCCGTCGAAATGGCGAGTCTTGAAACAAAGGCTCCCTATACGATGGTCGAAGGGCAGGAGGAAGGGCACGAGCAGGAATGGCAACTCGCCAACGTGCGGAATTTCCCCTATTTGCGTTATCGGAATGTGTCACTGAATGGGACACCTGCGCCTCCTCCGCAGCGCACGCAAGTTGATACATCACGTCTTGGCCCGTCTATGTTGCTCTTGCAGCAAGCACGAGAATTTATTCATGAAGGGACTGGCGCATATGAAAGCGCCCTCGGCCAACAAGCAACAAATGCAAAGAGTGGACGAGCCGTCTTGGCGCTCCAGGAACAACATCAGGCAGGATCAAGCCATTTCATCGACAATCTGGCCGAAATCAGTCTGACATATGAAGCCAAAGTCATCCTTGACCTCATCCCATATATTTACGATAGGCCGGGTCGCGTGGCTCGGATCCTTGATCTCGAAGATAACTCACGGACGGTGATGCTGAATACACCGTTTACGATGAATCCAGAGACAAAACGACCTCAAATCTCTATGAACGGCGGGGGCGGTATGCCTCCGAATGGGATGGCTCCCATGCCTCCGCCACCGATGCCACCTGGAATGGATCAAGGGATGCCGCCCGGAATGCCACCCGGAATGCCACCCGGAATGCCACCGGGAATGCCGCCGGGAATGCCGCCGGGGATGGATCCGGGGATGCCTCCTCCTCAGCCGCCTCCTGACACCTCATTGTCGATTGAGCCACGAATCCAACATTACGATCTCAAGAAGGGTCGATATGGGATTACGGTTAGCATTGGGAAATCGTATAAGAGTCGGTCTGAAGAAGGGGCCGACGAACTTGGACAACTCTTCCAAGCACAACCGCAACTCTTCCAAGTCTTGGGTGATATTTACCTGAAATTCAGGGATTTCCCTGGACATCTTGAAGCAGCTTCTCGTATCAAGAAACTCCTTCCTCCCCCCTTGCAGGGTGAGGAGAATGCACCAAATCCTCAGCAATTACAGCAGCAACTCCAGCAAGCAGGACAAATGGTGGAGCAACTGACAAAGGCACTTGACGAGAAAACACAAGAAATCGAATCAAAGATGCCTGAATTGCAGATGGAAGCGCAGCGAGCAGAGGGAGATCGTCAAGCGAAGCTTGAGATAGAGCGAATGCGGAATGAAACGCAACTCTCTGTGACCGCAATGAAGATCAAGGCCGATGAAGCCTCATATCTATTCAAGGCTCAGGTGAATAGTTCAGATACAGATGTCGATCAGGCATTTAATGCAGCCACTCAGGAAGTCACGATGGCTCATGAGAAAACTCTTGAAAGAGAGAAATTGATGTCTCAGGAACTACGTGCTGATAAAGCGCGATCCGGCTCACCCGGTCACGATTCCCCGATTCTCGAAGAATCAGTGATCGCCGTACCGCTCGACGCTGGCATTGATATCAGTCTCGGAGGGCTTCCACCGGAAGAATAATATATGGCTCGAAAGCTTTCAGCATCCGTCCGATCCGCCCGCACTAAGCCGGGTGGGAGTAATGCAGGTAAATATCCGAGTGTGAAGAGCTTTGCAGGGCCATCTGGTAGTGCGCCGAAAGGGAGTTACCCGATTAACACTCGTGCGAGGGCGAAATCGGCGTTACAACTTGCTCATAATGCGCCAGACCCAGCAGGAATTCGTAGGGCCGTTGTTGCTAAATATCCAGGATTGAAGAAAAAATCCTAATACTATGGTATTAAGTAGAAGCTTATGAATACAGACGCCGGTCAAGTCACACAGGACGATATTACGGTTGATAGCAACCATGAGACGGTTGACCAGATCCAATTAGCATTCGCTGAGTCTGATACATCAGATTCTTCGACTGAGGAAGTCCCTTCATCTGGATCAGGGGAAGAGTCACGAGATACTGCTGCTCTCGATTCAACTCCTGAGAATACGGCTGAAGAGAAACCGAAATCAAAGTCTAATCGAAGGAATAACCCGACAGAGGCAGTAAAGTCTGCTGTCTCAAAACAGCGTGAAGCCGAACGTCGCGCAGAAGCTGCAGAAGCGCGTATTCAAGAGATGATTACGCCATCTCAGGCTCCAACGTCGGAAAAGCCAATGAATTGGGAACGATTCAAGGGCTTGCCGGGTGTCCCCACGGTCGATCAGTTCACCTCGTATGAAGATTATTCGATGGCGATGGCGTCATTTATTGCTGATACACGATATGAAGAGCGTGAATCGGAACGAGTATCGGTCTATAAAGCGCGTCGTCAGCATGACGCTGAATCGGCGCAACTGTCTCGGTGGAATAGCCGATTGACTGAAGCCAGATCATCAAATCCAGATTTTGATGCTTCGTTGAATGTGGACACACCGATGTCTCTTCCGATGCAGCATTTAGCGATGGAAAGTCCGCAAGGAATTGAAATACTCCAATGGCTTTCTGATAATCCAGAAGAATCTCAGCGTATCTCCACGCTGCACCCGGCTGAAACATACCGGGAAATGGGGAAAATCGAAGCTCGACTCGAAGCTGCTCCTCCGCGCGCCTCAGCCCGAGTTGTTAGTAACGCGAAACGTCCTGTTAGGCCGCTCGGGACATCGCCTCATGTAGCCGATGAATTCGCCATTACGGACGATCTCTCATTCGATGAACATTTTCGTCGAGCCAATGCTGAGGATCGTGCGCGTGGGCGACTCTAAACAAAGGACGTGACCCGTGGCAAATACTCTTGCTACTCCGTCTTGGACGACGAAAGAAGTTGCACGAGGGTTTATTAATAAACTCGTGTTTCTTGCGAACGTCAACAGGACATACGACGATCAGTATGAAATTGCCGGTGCGAAAGTCGGCAATACCGTCAATGCACGACTCCCGCAACGGTTTACCGTGACGGATGGTCAGGCGTTGCAACTTCAGAACCTCTATGACCAGACGGTTCCGATTTCTCTCACCAACCAGAAGAACGTGGCTTTTGGCTATTCGAGCCGGCAGGCAACCACTGAGCTTGACAATATCCGTGCGCGGTACGTCAATCCAGGGTCTGAGGCACTTGCCAATGCGGCAGAGGTCTTGGCGTTCAATGCGGTGTATACCGACATCTACTCGTCAGTTGGCACCCCCGGTACGACCCCCAGTGCAACATTGACCTATCTCCAGGCCGGTGTGAAGTTGACCGATCTTTCGACCCCATTGCGGGGACGAGTGGCGGTGCTTGATCCGCTGGCGATGAGCACGCTGGCGAATACGACCAGTTCGCTCTTCAATCCGACGGCGGTCATCTCTGAGAACTATGAAGAAGGCATGTTCGGGCGGAAGCAGTTGGGCGTCGATAAGTGGTTGCAGGATCCGGTGCGTCCGACGCATACGACCGGCAGTTACACGGCAAGCACCCCGCTGATTAACGGCGCGAGTCAGACGGGCAGCACGATTGCCACAAACGGCTGGGCCTCCGGCGCGGCAACGCTCAACAAGGGTGACATCATCACCATTGCTGGGGTGAACTCGGTGAATCCGCTGTCGTACTCGTCCACGGGACGGTTGCAGCAGTTTGTCATCACGGCGACGACCTCGGATGCGTCGGGCGTCATGGCGACCTTGCCGATTTCTCCGTCGATCATCACCTCTGGGCAGCTTCAGACGGTTGATGCTTCACCGGCGAACGATGCGGTCATTACCGTCTTGGGCACCACTGCGGCGGCAGGCGGAACCTTGTCAGCTACGTCAAGTCCGCAGTCGTTCGTCTATCACCCCGATGCGTTTGCCTTTGTAATGGCCGACTTGATGAAGCCCGGTGCAGGGGCTGAATCGACGACTGTGCGAAGTAAATCACTCGGATTTTCT